AGGGAGTAACAGTACCTACTGTTTCTAGCACAAACACTTTAACCAACAAAACCCTTACGACTCCTACAATAAACGGGGCTACTCTCAACGGAGATTTAGCAATAGACGGAACTCCAAACACAGACGATACGTGGAACGGACGTTCAACAAACACATTCAACGCAGGTGCTACAATCGCACAGTTTGAAGCGGTATACCTTTCTTCTTCATCAACGTGGCTTCTTACAGATGCAGATGCAGTAGCTACAGCAGGTAGTGTAATGATAGCTCTCGCAGGAGAAGCTGGTACAAACACAAACCCTCTTCGAATAATCCTCCCTGGGACTTTTGTCAGAAACGATGCGTGGGCTTGGACACCTGGAGTTCCGCTCTATCTTGGGTTGACTCCTGGAGAAATCACAGCAACAGCACCAAGTGCAACTGACGATGTTGTTCGTATAGTTGGACACGCAGTAACTGCCGATGTCATTTTCTGGAATCCTTCAAATGACTGGGCAACAATAGTATAAATACTATGAAAATTAAACTCACAAAAAGAAACTATCTAGGCGAAGGATACTGGCACTATTTTCAAAACCCTCAAACAAAAGAGGTTATTCGTGAGGAGTGTACAAAAGAAGAATATTTACGAATGGGTGAGAAAGGTGGTGCAAAATATAATCCAAAGAACAAAGGAGATTTTGTCTGGGTACAATCTTCAGGAGGAGAAATAAATGTTGATACTCCAACAAAAGAATTGGGAGAAAACGAATACACGGAAACACCAGATGGCTCGGTTTTCTTCAACGTGAAAGGAAAAGGACACGGTCGAGGAAAAAAAGAAGATGTTGTGAACGATAAAATAGAAATATAATATGGCTATAGCATTTGACGCAAAAGGAGGAAACTTCACTAATACAGGGACGATTACGACTTTAACGTGGAGCCATACTGTAAGTGGCTCAGATAGGATTATATTTTCCACGGGTCGTGCATCCAATACAGGGAACGACATGACGGCTACTTACAACGGTGTTTCCATGACAAAGACTGCAACTGTTGCAGGAACTAATGATAGGATATTCCTATTTACACTGCATGCACCTGCAACAGGAGCAAATAACCTAGTACTTACTAAGCCTAGCTTTGCAGCAGGTCAGATGGATGGTTCCTCAGCTTCCTACACTGGAGCAAAACAGACGAGTACAGTAGATAGTTCTGGTACAGCCACAGCAACTAGTGCGTCTTGTTCGGTTAGCACAACAGTTGTTGCCTCAAACTGCTGGCTTGTCGGTGGAGTTAGAACAAACGCAGGGGGTGTCTCATCTGATGGTTCTGGAACAACAACTAGGTCGGGTGCTTTTATCGGGGATACATCTTCTCAGACTTGTATTTCAGATAGTAATGGAAATGTATCTACTGGCTCACAGTCTCTAAATTGGACACTGCCAGAAAGTAACAATTGGTATGCCGTCGTAGCATCTTTTGAAACAGCTCCAGCATCAAACCTCGCCAACCTCAAAACCCTTGACGGCATAGCAAAAGCAAATATAAAGACCATAAATGGAGTGGCTATTGCTAGTATAAAAACTTACGATGGAATCGCATAATATGATTGAATACACAAAAATGATAATTGGAATCATGAAAGACTCAATGGGGACACTACTGAAAACTTCAGTTTCGTACTTTCCATTGGCTGGATTGATGTCTGCATTTTCTTTTCTGTTCGGTATTAACAATGCAGATGCGGTTCTGGCTTTTTCTGTTCTAGTTGTCATAGACTTCCTAACAGGTTTAGCAGGTGCTAAAATGCAAGGAGATACGATAGAAAGCAAAAAGGCTATAAAGAGTGTGGTTAAGTTTGTTTTTTATTGCATGTTCATCTCAGCTTCTTACCTCACAGAAAAGATTGTGCCAGGGACTACATTTATAGATGAAATTACAATATCCTTCCTCGCTATTACTGAGCTGATATCTATAATGGAGAACATAGGGAAGATGGGGTACGAAGTGCCGTTAAAGCTCCTCAACAATGTAAGAGGTATGCGTAAAAAACTATGATACAAGATACTAGGATAGTTCAATTAGAGAAAAAGGTAGCTTCGTTGGAATCACAACTGAAGTCTGCTTTAGATATCTTGGCAAGACATACTCATCAAGGTGTCGATGGAAGCTCTAAGTTAGACAAAGATATAGCAATCAACCCATTTAGGTTTTTTAAGGCTGGTACAGCAGCTATGACAGGATTCACTCAAAATGAAGGAACATCTAGCGAGATAAACAAAATGAGTATTACTGCTGGTCCAACAAGTGGTACTGTCAAAGACTCATCTATTGATACTGAAATAATCTTGGAGCATCAACCTAATGCATTGCAGTCTTTCTTTTATAGTTACAGACCTCCTCTTTATACAGGAGTAGCTTCTATCAGTTCTGGTGGAAATACATTAACAGACTCTAGGTGGAACTGGGCTACAAATGAATTAGCTGGTGCATATGTAAATGTTTTTGACGGTACAAACCTCTACACTCATCTTATATCTTCAAACACATCATCTGTAATTACAATTTCAGACACGTTTTCATTTACTAATTCTTCTACAAATTACATAGTTTTGATGCCTGTTTATCATGGTTCTGCGGAGTATCCTTGGAGGCGACTCTACACTGCTACTGATATTAGATTCGGGATAGGAGCTTCAGCAGGAACAAAGGTCTGTTATATAAAGCATGGTACAGGTTCACCAGAAAGTGTAGTTACAGCTCAGGTTGGGAGTCTGTATTTGAGATTAGATGGAGGTGCGGGTACGACATTATACGTCAAACAGTCAGGTACAGGGAACACTGGCTGGGTCGGTAAATAAAAAACTATCATGGCAACATTCAATATAGATTTAACAGGAAAAGGTGGGCTAGTAAAAAACTTCTTTAACGATAAAGATAAGTCTTCTGCTACCCCGAATCGTAGGACGATATACGCTGATGGTCAGATGGCTGATGGTGTATACAACCCATTTACTCGATTGGGTTATATGTCGCCTTCAAACACAGGACTTGGAAGCGTTACTTCAAACGGTTCTGATTTGTTTGATACCGAGATGAGATGCTCTCAGCTTGATGAAGACAACAGTCAATTTTATTTTGGTAGTGGTTTGCATATTTGGAAAGGAGGTTCTTATGACGCTATGACACTTGATGAACCTGAAACTATTACAGGTATTGGTTCATCTTTTACAGACTTTGAAATCTATCAACTCAACGGAGTTAGAAAGTTCTTCTTCTCGTATAGAAAAACTGGTGCAAGTGATATTGGTTACGCAACCCTTCCTTATGCTTCTTCAGACCCAGACTGGCTTTCAACAGCAGTAGGTGGGGACCAGTTTAATCTAGCTGATGGAAACCATAAAATGGTAACAGCAGATAACGGTTACATGTATGTTCTCGATGGAAGTACCCTCCATAAAATTGACGGGACAGTTGATGGCGGAACGCTTGGTACTGCGACAGCAAACATTCTAGTTTTTCCTCCATATCTATACTTATATGATGCTGTCGATATTCGTGGAAAGCTTTATATTGCAGTTCAAGATACAAACAACCCTACAAACTCGCTTACATCTCAAGAATCGTATTCTATTACAGCTGGTATTTATGTTTGGGACAGGCAGTCAAAGACAATTTCATTTACAGACTTCTTCCCTATCTCCGGTATTCAGGCAATACACAAAATATATGTTGCCCCTGATGGTTCAATCAGAGTTATGTGTACAGCTTCAGATGGTACATTTCAGATTAAACTATTTGATGGTTCTGCATTTATTACAATCGCAGAAGGTGGAGCAGAAGCAGGTCCACGATACAGAGATTCAGTACATGTTGGAGGCGAGCGTGTTTCTTGGTTAGCTTCTGATGGATACATGTATGCTCATGGTGCTGTATCGTCTTATGACCAGGAAGGTATCTTCAAGTACGGTACTATTTCTACCGATGCAAACTATGTCGCTGGTGCTATTCTGTATGCTGGTGGAAATGGACTTGGGTCTGGTTCTCGAAGATATGAAAGTTTCTACCTAACATACGATATTACAACAACGTCTTATGTAAAAAAGTGGATTCCTAATGCATTAACAAGTGCTACTGGGATTGGATTTACACAAGATAATGATATAGGAAATGTATATACACCTGTATTTGAGTTTCCTGAACCTACCTTGGTGAACTATGTACATATCTTTATGTTGCCAACTACTGGAACAGGTACTACCGAATCTGCGACTATCAAGGTATACTTTAATAAGAGTTCTACTGCCTCACAGACTTTTACAATCACTCGAAATGATACACAGAAAGGGTATTACTATATGCCTATCAACAAAACAAATATACACAGTATTCAGTTTGAAATTGAGTTCAACGTTAACACCATTGCGGGTGAAGTAGGGGATTTTATGCCTAGTCGAGCTACGATTCACTACGATGAAACAGTTACTCGTAAAAAATAATTATCATGTCTACAACACTTGGAACAATAAATACATTAGTCAATGACCGAAGGAGAGATACAACCTCCAACTCTATTGATATGACGGGAGATGGTTTCCGAGCTATCAACGGAGCTTTGCAGGTTTGGACACAATCTCACGACTGGCCTTGGCAAGCTGAAAAGACCACTATCACTTATAATGAAGGTATTACAACATACCCGATTAGTACGTCTTTGAACTATAAAGCAGTAATTGATTTGAGGGCACAGAAAACTGACCAGAAAAAAAATGAATTGCAGTATATGTCTAACAACCATTTTGATGCTGATACTATCAACAAGTATAAAATGGCAATCAAGACTGAAGGACAACTTCAATATCTACGAGTGAAGTATGCTGGTAACTATTCTACGATTAACACAGCAAGTCAGTATAATGGAAACGGTACTTGGGTTGGTGCAACTGCTATTTCAAATGTGGCAACAGATGAATATGAATCTCTTGACCAACCTTCATCTACAAAGTTTGACTATTCTGGTACTTCAGGAACTTTGACCAACAGCACTATGACTGCAATGGACGTTTCTCGTTACGCACAAAGAAGTACGTTCTACTGCAATATCTATCTTCAGAGTGTTTCAAACTTCACTTCTGTTACTATTAAAGTAGGGACAGACAGTTCAAACTATATTACAGGTGCAGTAAGTACAGATTATCTTGGAAATGCTATTGTGGCTGGGTGGAATAAAATAAAACTGCAATGGAACGGTAGCACAACAGTTGTCGGTACTCTCGATGTTACGTCTTTCCAGTATATTCAACTTACGATTGCTTACGGTTCTGACCCAGCAACAGTTTCTAACAGGATTGAAAACTTCTTCTTTTCAGAAGACGTTCCTATGGTTATGGAATACTACTCAACAAATATGACCATTGACGTTTCTGCTTCAAACGCAAAAGAACAGATTTTCAACACCGCAGCTTCAACTACTGACCAGACAATGTGGACTGGAAACTGGGATTATGTAAACGAAGCGTTTGTGAACTCTGTCATGGAAATGATTAGCTGGATGACGGGAGAGTATCAAGACAGGGCGATTGCAATAGAAAGGATACAAGCGTTTGTTGAACCGCTAAAAAGCAGACTTCCTTCAAAGAGGCGGTATCCTAGAATTACTATGTCTGCAAGCGTTAATAATATATAATGTAAATATATGGCACAAGAACTAAATGTCGATACAAGATTTCTTACATCTGAACAAGCTGACGGTGTAAAAAAAGCAACACAAACTGTGCGTGATTTTCAGAGTGGAAGTGATGCAGTAAACTCTAGTGTTAGAACTTTGGGTACTCCAACTTCACCTGCTATTTCTGCATTGTCTAATTTGGTAAGTACCGACCCATCTGCTGGTGAAAAATCTATTTTAGAGAAGTTTGCTGAGAGGCAGAAGTCTGTAAAAGAAGGTTCACAGGCACGAGCTGACTTGTTGAAAAGTCAGGCTGGTACTTCTATTGAGGAACAAACTCAGGAAAATGATAGAGAACTTACTTCTAATATGGAAGCAAGGAGAGGGTACGCAACAAACACTGCGTTTGTTAAAAATATCCAAGAAACAGGAAAGAAAAGAATTAGAGATTTGGAGAAGTCACGAGATGAACTTCTATTGCAAAACAAAATTGCAGAAGCAGACAAACTCGATTCTCTTATTGGGGAAGAACAAACTGCGATTACAGAAGCTCGAAAAACTTGGATTGATAATGTACTTAAACTCTCAGGGGAATCTAGGGCACAGTCAGCAGAAGACAGAGCTGTTGCAAGTTTTGAAACACCTGCCGAAACACAAGCTAGAGAACTTCAGAACACAAAAACAATAGCCGTTCTTAATCTACAACAGGTTGCTCCTGATGCTGGTATCTTAGATACTGATGATTACAACACTGCTATTACTAAATACCGAAACTCAGCTACATACAAACGAGATGTTAGAAAAGGTGAAGCAGAAATTGCAAACTTACAGGCTTCAACCAACAAAACTATTTCAGACCTCAACGGTTCTGACCCTTCAACTTCAGGTCTTACACCAGAACAACAGATAATTCAATTAGATTTCTTAGATGAAACAGCTGATAAGGCTTTGAGTGTTGCAGGTTCTTCAGGAAGAAGTGCAGGTCGTAGAGCAGTCGAAAACGTGTTGTGGGGTGCAACTCAATTTACGGAACTTTCTGCTTACACTGATACGCTAAAAACAAACATTCTTGCTCTAGCTGCTGACCCTAATATCAAAAAGTTCTTTGGTCCTCAGATGTCAGATGCCGATGTTCGTTTAATGACTTCTGCTGGTTCTATTCTTGACCCTAAATTAGTCGGTCCTGACCAAATGAAATTAGAGCTTGAAAGAGTAAAAGATATGTTTGCTCGAATTAAAAAGTCGTTACCTGCTGGAGTTACTGCTGGTGGTGTGACTGGAACTGGTCCTGAAAAACCACTGGTACTTGCCCCAGAAGGAAGTAATGATAAGACAGGTATGTTATCAGATACTAGAACATTGATTGGTCCTGACCCAGTAGCAGATGTTTCAAACATGTTCTTTAGTATGTTTAACCCAAAACAATAACATGGACGAAAAAACAACAAACTCATTCAGGCTGGCACAAATAAGGGCACAAGCTCTTAGGAGTGTTGGGTCTAAAAAAGATGATGATATCGTAGATTCAATTCTCAAATTAGATGCCCTGCCTGATTCAGTTAAAAAAACTATTAAAGATGCAAAAATAATGGGTAAGTCTGGGAAGGCAATAGATGACCTACTCAAATTAAACTTACAACAGAGTCCAACAGGACTTGGAAGTACGGGAGATGAGGCTTCTTACGATACTGCTAACAAAGGTGGTATCGGAGGTGCTTTGAACAAAGCTGGACGTTTCTTAGGTATTGAAAAGGCTGGTAGGTTCGTAGGTTCAAAGCTTGCTACTCTATCACCAGAGTTTAAGGCTGCTAGAGAGGCTGGGGTGGACCCTGAGGAACTTAATCGTCTTTCACGAGGAAATGTAACTAATCGAGAATTGGTCGGCTCAGTGGCAAACGTAGGGCTTAACTTGGCACTTCCTTTTGCTGGAAAAGCTCTCAGTGCTGGAAGTACAGCTTCAAAACTAGGAAAAGCTGCCATAGTAGGTGGTGCTTTTGGAGGTAGCGGTGCTTTGGAACAAAACAAAAAAGGTTCTGATATTGTCGAAGGAATTGCTCTCGGTGCTGGACTTGGTGTTGGTGGAGAAGCTTTACTAAGGTCGTTTCCTAAAATTGTACAAGGTTTCCAAAGCTATCGACAAGAACTTGCTGGTATCTCACCTCAGACAAAAGGTATTCTTTCAGAATTGCCAGATGCTTCAAAGTTTGAGAAATATGTTCAGTCTGCAAAACAAAGAAGTACCGATATCAGAAAGAACTCGCCTATTGGTTTAGCTGCTCAGGAACTTGAAGATGCTGGTTCTATTCTAAAAAAGAAAATCGCAACTGCTGGGAAGCAAGTTAGAGATGTTAAAAAGGCAGTCGGAAAAGAAAAACTTGGTGATATTTCAGACGTTTCTGCAAAGTTCAAAGAAGGAGTCGCAGATAGATTTGGTATTAACCTTTCTTCTAAAAAGGGAGCTATCTCTGTAAAGCCTGTCGCTGGTTCTGCTCGAAATATATCTGCTGGTGATAAAAAGCGATTGGTACAAGCATACAAGGATATTGTAAAGCTTGAAAAATCTGGGAACATTCAAAAGGCTCAGGACGTTATTGCAAACCTCGCAGACCTTGGTAGAGTTAGCTTTGATAAGAACTCATCACAGTTTGGTGTAAAAAAAGACCCTATCGAGAGTTTCTTCAAAGGTATTTCTGCTGATTTGAACAAAAAAATTAGAGGTGTGTCAAAAGACCTTGCAAAAGCAAACGATAGATACACTGAATTAAAAAAGCTTGAAAAGTTCATAGGAAGTACAGCAGGTAAAGACCTTGGGCGAGGTGAACTTCTCTTGAGGAGAGTATTCTCTGGTGATAAATCTAGGGAAGCTTTGAACGTACTAGAACAGATTAAAAAAATTACAGGGAAAGACCTAACACAAGATGCTGTTCTTGCAAAACTTGCTATTGAACAGTTTGGAGATAAATCTCAACAGACACTTTTGACTCAGATTATTCAAGGTGCTGGAGAAACTGGTGCAAATGCTATTGGTAGTAGAGATTTTGGAGCAATACGATTGCTTGGAAAACTTGGAAAAGGTGGTGCAAAAGCTGTACTTGGAGGAACAGAAAGAGTAGGGAGAGGATTGGTTGGTAAAACAAGCAAAGCTCCTAGAGTTTCTCCTGAGGCTCGCAGACAACTTGGTCAAGGGGTGCGTCAAGTTGGTGCCAACATTGTCGGTCGTACGCTCGGAGGTCTATAATTCTCACGACCACATCTACCAGAACAAAAAGAAAAACCATAAGACCAACGAAGCACAGCATATCTTGGGTTATTGTCAGAATCATATTATTATTATATAACAAAACCATGAAGAAGTTTAATTTCCCTATCAGATTGCCAGAGGGTTGCAAACCTTACATAACGCAAGGTTTCGCTAACACTGGAAACAACGAGTGGTACAAAGCGAACGGTATTACCGCACCTTTCCACAACGGTACTGATATTGTGCTAGTAAAAGATGGCTATGGTGATAATCAGGTTACATACGGAGCTGAGTGTATTACCCCGTCTGATGGTTGGCATATCGTAAAGAAAACCTACGAATCTCCACTATCTACAAAAGGAAACGGAGTTACAATCGAATCTGAAGCATATACTGATGATGATGGAGAATTGTATGTTGTACAAGCAGTGTTCTGGCACTTGTCTTCAGTTGAAGATAATCTCGTAGGAAGATTGCCTGAAAAAACAACGTTCGGATACCTTGGAAACTCAGGGTTAGTTCGACCAGCTCCATCTCCATACTGTCCTTTCTGTGGTTCTCATTTGCACTTGATGGCGTTTAAGTTCAAGTGGGATAGTTCTTTAGGAAGGTATGTACTTCTAAATGCAGACAACGGAGTTAATGGTGCGATAGATGCCATGACTGTGTTTGATATTGAGAAGTTGGTCGGAGGAGGTGATGCGGATAAAATAAAAGTATTGTCGAAAGACTTACTTCCATTCCCTGAATTATTGCAGGGGATAGCAGATAGTATTGCAAGGTTGTTTAACAGTAAAAATAAATAATATGGAAATCTTTTTAGGAGTTGTAGTATCGTTAGTGATACAAATTGTGAAGAAAAGCTTGAAGCTTGGAGAGTATGAAACTCTAGCGGTTCTAGTAAGTCTTTGTATGGTAGCTGCGGTTATCTATGCTTCTCTTACAGCCTTTGGAGTGTGGGACGCTGTGTACAATGTACTAGTTACAGCAGGTGCTTTCTATGCATTCGTTATCCAGCGTTTCCCTAGCGTTTCCCCAGAGAAACAGGTATAATGCCAGCAGGTTGGTAGTTTTGAACTTTTTTTTCCTACCATACCTACTGACACTTATTCTTGTGTCCCAGACCGTACCTTTCTCTCATATTTTAGGTGCGGTTTTTGGTTATCCCCAACTATCCACAATTTATCTTTTTGCACTTTCTGTGTGTTGAGGCATAATAAGGGACATGAGAGAAACAATAAAAAAAGCAGGAAGGTTACAGAACGCTGAATCAGTTTTTTGTGACATTCTCTCAAGAAGCCACTTCTTTAATTAGCGGTGGCTTTTGTATTGTGTACAAAGTGGTATTGCTCTTTCTATATTTGCAACTGAAGACCGTTCCGAAAGGGAGGTTGTCCAAGCTTCAATCGAAGCACGTTTATCTAGGAACCGAGGGCGTTCGAGGACAACATTTATATCACTCGATGATAGCTCTGCATTATAGAAATCTTGCCACCACATAAAAAAAGTAACCGAGGTGAAAACTCTCAGGGAGTCCAACCATAATTAATTACTTAAAAAAACAACAACACCTATAAAAAAGTAATTACTTACTATCCACAAGATAATCTAAACCTTATTGCAATAATTCCTTATATAAGGCATAATAGAGATTAAGAGGTTAATAATTAAAGTAAAAAGTATGAAAGAAAAAATAATAAGTTGGTTGGTGATAGTGATAACAGTAGTGATATTGGCAGGTGTTTTGCTGATGACATTATCTGGTGTGTCTGAGTATTTTGACTACAGGACTAATGCTCTTTTGAGGGTTGGAAGTTGTGTGGACAAAATGGCAGTAGAACAGGGGTTTGCAGGAACTTCAAAAGAGGCTTGGGATTTATTTGCTAGTGAGTGTGATAAATAATATGGATAACCGCTTTGAGTTGAAAATAATTGAAACAAAAACAGATGCAGATGATGTGAGATTTATAGTTGATGGGGAGGAGTTAGAAGTTGGGTACGCTTTCAAAGATAAAAAAGATGGAAAGATACACATTATAAAGTGCCCTCGATGTAGAGCAGAAAATTATGCACTTGCAGTTCATCATGGTAACTGTGCTTGGTGTGGATTTAACCCTAACGATTTAGAAAACCAGCAGGTCAAATGTCCTAACGATATTTGTGATGGTTCTGGTGTTGTCGTTGATGGGAACGAACCAGATGATACCTACGAAAGAACTTGCGTTTGTATGGGAGGCTCAGACGATGAGGACTATGAATAAGTGGGAAGGAAAGAAGAGTCACAAGATGACTGAAGAAGAAAAGCAGTACATTTTAGAGATGCATGAAGACCACCTTACCCCTCGCAATATAGCTAGGTATCTCGGATATTCAGAAACTACAATAATAAATTTGTTGACTCCTGGGAAAAGGAGGGCTAGTCAGAAAAAATGGATTTCTAAAAACAAGGAAAAATTACAGAAGCAGACGTTAGAATATAGTAAGGTATATGTGAAAAAAGTGAACAAGCGATGCCTTGATTGTGATAAGTTGATTTCACCTCATTCAAAGAGATGTAGGAGTTGCGGTGCTGTAGAGTGGAATAAAAGAAAAAAGTAGCTATCCCCAACTTATTTATTGCAAAAAAGCATTGTATAAGGCATAATAGAAGGTAGAGGAAGATTAAAAAGTAATAAAAAAAGTATGAGTACAAGATGTCAAATAGGCTTTTACAAAGAAAGACCTAAAAACTTAAACAAGTTTGAAGCGTTGATTTATAGGCACAGTGATGGCTACCCAGAAGGGGAGTCTGGTGTATTGGAAGCTATCGTTCCATTTTTGAAATGGTTTAAAGCTGAGAGAGGACTTAATGATGTTGAGTATGCTTCTGCTAGGTTGCTACAAGACCTGTGTAACAGATACGACAATCACTCTATGGAGTTTGATAGAAAAATAAACAATATAGCAAAGGCAAGAAGTCCTTTTACGGGGTTGCTTGGTCACGGCATTTCAAAGGATTTTCACGGAGATATTGAGTTTTTCTATGCTGTGTATCCTGAAGGGGTTTCTACCTATGAGGTCGAGTGGGATAAGAATGGTGCAAAAGAGCCTAAAGAATGGAAGGAGATTATGTTTTCACCATTAGACTAACATGAGAACAAACTGGAACTTCACAGAGGTGTGGAATCAATCTCTGTTAGAGCATGAAGAGTGGACATACGAACCGAGAGATTACTTGTGGGCGTCAGAACTAGGTAAATCTCCTATAGATTTGTACATGAGGCTACATGGGACTGACCCTAGTAACCCTCCAAACCCTCGTAGTTTACGCAAATTTGAGGCTGGTAACGTGTTTGAGTGGATAATAGGACTTATCCTCAAAAGGTCAGGAATACTCGTTGACGGGCAAAAACGGACCAAATGGCGACCTAGACCAGACCTACTAGAAGTATCGGGTAAATGTGACTTCATAGCAGGGGGGAAGCCAGACTTTGCAAAGGCGATGAAGGAAATGGAGGAGTTGGATATGCCACATGTTTTTGTTAAGGCTACTGAGAAGATTAAAGAGTTCTTTGACAGGGAATACCCAGAAGGTCTTGGAGAGAAACCTTTGGAGATTAAGAGCGTTAGTTCTTTTATGTACGAAAGTATTGATAGACTTAAGAAAGGTTCTCGAATCCACCGCCTCCAGTGTTTCCACTATGTAAAATCTTTGGGATATACAGAAGGCTCTCTAATCTACATTTGCCGAGATGATATGAGAATGTTGGAAATACCGATTTACAACAACAAGGAAATGAACGATGAGTACGAAGCCTTCATTGAAGAAGTCACCCTTGCATACAAAGCTGGTACTCCTCCACCATTAGAAAAACCGATTATCTTTGATGAAGATTTCTGTAAGTTCTCTGCAAACTTCAATGTTGGGTATTCTGGATATTTGACCCTGTTGTATGGATTGAAAAACCAAGGGGAGTTCGATGACATGTATCGCCCTAAGGTTGCAAAGTGGAACAGGGTGTTAGGTCGATTAAAAAGAGGAGATACCATAACAAAGAAGAACCTCGAAGTCATTATAGAAATTGAGGAGTCAGGCTTCAATGTTGCGGAGATTTCAAAGAAGTTTAGTTCGATACCAGACCCAGAGGAGGAGGATGTTACAAGTTAATAATAATTTTATGGCAACATTTAGAATAAAAACAGAAGCAAAGATGCAACAGGTTTACAACATTGAAGCAGAAACAAAGGAAGAAGCAGAAAAAATTGCACTGGAGAATACACAGGACTTCATTGAACAGACTCAAATTTCTCCAGGTGTAGTTATAGATGAAGAAGTTACTAGCGAGGATAAATAATACATATCATGAGTTTTGCAGAAAAAATTAAAGAGCAAGAAGAAGTAGCAAAGAAGCAGGGTATCTCATCAAGCGGTGGGGATTGGTTCAAAATCAAAGAAGGAATGAACGCCTTTCGAGTTCTAACAGAACCAGAGTTGATGTTTGAGAAATATAACGTGGGTATCTGTTACACTGACTGTGGATATGAGGGTTCTCCGAAGTTCCTTTGCTATGTTTTGGATAGAGCTGATAACAAAATTAAACTAGCAAAGTTGCCTTATGGAATTGGTACAGAGATTGCAGGCTGGGAAGAAGATGAGGAGTTGAGTTTTGATGGGTTCCCTATGAGTTACGATGTACGATTGCAAGCAGAGAACGCTGGTACAAAAGAAGTAGATTATAAAACAAACGCTAGTCGAAAAATTGAAGAAGTGCCTTCAGATATTCTTGAAGAATTGAAGAAGAAAAAAACCGTTGCTGAAATTATCCAGTCGATGAAGGATAAGCAGATTGAAAAGCACAAAGCTGACGGGACTTGGGACAAAAGACAGGCAGAGTTAAAAGAGATGAAGGATAGTCTCTCAGAAGCACGAAAGAAAGGTGCGGAAGAAGGTCCAGATGAACCTGTTGTTCCTTACCCAGAAGAAGATATAAACCCTGAGGATATTCCTTTTTAGGTTGCTAGGAGGCTTTCGAGCCTCTAGTCCCTTTGGTTAATGGTTTGATACTTTACCCAGTTTGCAGAATTTACTCAATGGGTTCTGTAATTTATAACCAAGGGAACTAGGGTCTTGAAAATAAAAAGTAAAAAAATGGAAGATAAAAATATGTCGTTTAAAAAAAGAGCATACCATAAGTACAAGTGCCAGTTCTGCGGTATTGATGTTGAAAGGTATGGAAGACCTAGTAAATTAGAGCCTCGAAGGTTCACTTGTTTCAAGTGTAAAACAAGAAGACAAGCTGATAGAATAAGGATTAAGAGGGGTGGAACTATCCACAAGACACTTTTGCAAAAATAACTTATACAAGGCATAATAAGACTAAGTCAAAAAAAAGTATGACAATAATTGAGAAAAAAATTGAGATATTAAACCATTGGAACTCCAAAAAAATCACAGTTCATAAGAAGATGAACCCTGATTTGAGTTCAGAGCTTTCGAGAACAATGAAATACTACGAAGTAGAGGAGATAAAAGGGTTCATAGATTTCTATGCAACTATCCTCGAACCTGGCGTTCCAGAATCTCAAAAAAAGTATTTCTGGACTTATAAGTGGAACCTATGGGAGTTCTTAAAAAGAGGAATACGGAAGTTTGACGGGCAAGATGTGAGTAATTATTTGAAGAATCAAACGATACAAGCACCTGAGGCTATTATATTTAAAAGAAAATAACTATGACTAGAAGTAAACTATTTGTTAGGAGTCACAGGGACCCTATAGAACTTGAATATGATGAGGCGAAAGCGGTAGATGCTTTGCTCAGAGATGTTTCAAAACCGAACAACACACCGTTCTCGATAGAGGGTGTATGGAGTGGAACAAAAGGAGAGATGAAGTTCGTTATTTTTGGAGAGAAGGAATATGAGCAAAAAAACATAAACGCATTAGATGAAGAAGAAGGAAAGAGGTTTGAAGCTATGCTGTTACCTTATAGGAAACAGTCACAAGAAGAACTTGGAAATGAGTTCTACAGTAAGGACTTCTGGTTGCAGTCAAAAGGATTTATAAGGCTTGATGTTTGGGAGAATGGGAAAGGGTTTAGCACTGTTGTGAATGGAGATACTATCCCTCAATATGAGGAAACCCTGGAGTTTCTTGCTCGTTATGATATGTGGCAAGCAAAGAAGTATTACGCAAAGAAGATGGAGGAGAAAAGGTTACAAGAAATGGCAGATAAAAGTGGTGTTTCCCCGGAGAAACCTGCTGATAATAATAAAAAAAAATAACATGAGTGAAATCAAAAGTGAAACATATGTATTGGTAATGGATAGGGACAGAGATAGAGCTATGAACGCTCTCTTGAATGCTCTTACAGATGAACAGGTGTTTGAACTGGAACAGTATTTTTCAGAGAGAAGTATAGACTTTGCAGGGTTTGTTGCTGAAGTAAGTAAAAAGAGTCATGACCTTGGTTGGTGCGAAGACCCTAATTGTAAAAAATAAAAATATGAATCACATAACCGAAGCTGAAAAAAAAGAATACTGCGATGGAACAGTAAAAATTGAAGAAGGTGCAAGGCTACTGTTTCTTATGATGGGTGAGAGGTTGCATAAGATTAAGAACGAAAAGCTCTATGAGCCTTATTGGGATTCGTGGGCAACATTTACAATGGAGTTCAAAGAACTTTCGGGTCCGTCTATTTCAAAGCTCATAAAGGTGTACGAAAAGTTTGTACTTGAATATGGATTTGAGAATGATAGATTGCAGAAAATTGGTTGGACAAAGCTGTATCAAATTACAAGACACGTTGAGTCGAAAGAAGATGCCGAAAAATGGCTTGACCTTGGAGAAGCTCAATCGAGGCAGGATTTAAACAAGACCTTGATTGAAGCAGAAACAGGGACAGAGATGACAGAATGTGGACATAAGAATACCTATGTGATTCGAGTCTGTGAAGACTGTGGAGATAAGGAAAGAGTGTACGATGATGAGGAATCTACTAAAAAAGAAGATGAGTCCTATCCTTTCTAGCTATCCACAAGATATTTATTGTAAATATACACTGTATAAGGCATAATAATAGTAGTCGAGTTAATAAAAAATAATAATATATAATGGCAAAAGCAAAAAAAGTATTAAAAAAGACAGATGTGTATGTAGCAGATTACAACATTGAGCTAATAAAAGCGTGTGTTGAAAATGATAGTGCTGTATTGATGATTGGTGAAACAGGAACAGGTAAAACTACCATTGTTCGAGAGGTCGCAAATGACCACAAGAAAAACCTAATACGAGTTTCCGTAAACGGTTCTATGGGAGTCGAGGAGATTCTTGGAAAGTGGCTTGTGAATGAAGGGACAACAGTTTGGCAGGACGGTATTCTTACCTCTGCTATCAGACAAGGAGATTGGGTTGTGCTTGATGAAATAAACGCAGCTCTACCTGAGATTTTGTTTGTTCTTCACTCTTTGCTTGATGATGATAGGAAGATTTACCTACCAGAAAAAGACAATGAGGAGGTTCGACCTCATAAAGATTTCCGATTCTTTGCAACTATGAACCCACCAGAAGAATATGCTGGTACAAAGGATATGAACAAAGCTTTGATGTCACGATTTGGAGCTGTGCTTCAGATAAATGTTCTCGATTCTGTTTCAGAGGCAAAGCTTCTCGAAGATAAAGGTGCAAAGGCAGATGATGCTTTAAAGTTGGTAACACTTGCAAGTATTCTACGAAGCCTAAAAAGCAAAGATGAGATATTCTTCTTCTGTTCTACACGAGATTTAGTTCAGGCTGTTGATTTGATTAACGCTGGATTAAAAATTGAGCATGCTGTTCTGGGTGCTATCGTGAACAAAATGTCTATTGAAGAATACAAGATTGCTGGACCAAAAATTGAGAGTCATATCAAAATGCCACCAAAAATTAGCGTTGAGTCTGTGCAGGAACTTATGGATTCTGTAATCAAGATAAAAGGAGAGATGGCAAACATGAAAAAGCTACATAAGGAAGAAATAGATAAGGTTCGAGCAGAAGCAACAAAGACAACTGTAAAAGATGATGCTGTTCGTGCCGATTTCTTGGCAGAGTTGCAGAAAATAGTAAAGAAATAATATGAACGATGTAACCTTTCAAAAAAACTTAGCCTCTGTAATGCTCGACAATAAGTTCGATAGGTTTGTGAAGAACAGAAAGACTGGGAAGCTAGATACAAAAAGTCTGTTCAAGGTAAATACCTCAAACAAATTGTTCAAGAGAAAAGAGGAGAGGAAGAATAAACACTACGCTATTACCCTTTTGGTTGATTGCTCTGGGTCTATGCATAGAGATAAAGCTGAGGTTGCTTCTGAGTCTGCTGTGAAATTGTCAAAACATTTACAGCAAATGGATATACCTCACAATATCGTATTGTTTAATGTCGGTATATTGGAAGCTAAACCTTTCAATCGAAAAGTGGATTACAAGTGGCTTGGGAGTACGATTGTAGCAGAGTCTAATTTCCGTAGTAAGTATTTCTTTCAGTATGAGCTTACGGAATTGCCTAACGGTAGAGCAGTAAGAAAATATATAACCTCATCTAACGAAAAGGGATATAAGGACATACTTGCTGAATTGGATAAGAAAAAGACAAAGCATATTTATGAGGACGCAGCTGGTTACAACTCCGATGCCGAAGCAATCAAGTCTGCAAAAGAGATGCTGTTAAAACAGAAAGGTCGCAAGATTATGATTGTACTTTCAGATGGGCAACCTGCTCCGCTATACGATGCATACGAAAGTCCTATAAACAAAGGAACTTGCAGTACAGATTATGACCTCAAAGAACAAATAAGAGTCACTATAAAATCTGGTATTGAGCTGTACTCTGTTGGTATTCTCGATGACTCTGTAAACAGGTACTACCCTCATGGTAGAACTGCTGTTATAAGTTCATTGAACCAGTTGTACCCACATATTATTAAGTTGATTAAGAAAAACCTCAAACGAGGATAAAAAGTATTATGGATAAAGACACATTACTAAATGAACTGTTGAATGCATTGATGATTTTGCAGGATATTAAGGAATCGAATATCGCTGAGAACAAAAGAATTGACGCCTTCATGGAGAAGATTGCAAAGATGCTTGAAGAAGAAAAAAAGAAGAAGGAGAAGGAAGAAAAGGAAGGGGAGAAATCTGATGAAAAGTCTGAAAGTAAAGATGCTGAAGAAGGCGATACCGAAAAAAAAGAGCAAGGCTCAGCGAGTGGGAAAGAATCAAAGAAAGAATCAGACGAAAAAGAAAGCTCGCTGAGCAACCCCTCGGAAGCACTCTCGGAGAAGTTCAGGGAGATGATGAAGGAAGTTGGTAAAATGAAACTTTCAGGAGCTATGGCTGGAGATAGCACTTCAAGTATGCCTCCAACTCCCGCAACAACTGGAGGTGCAGGAAGGCTTGAAAAGCCTGTTGAGCATAAAGTCTTAGAAGAAGGTGAGGAACTGACAGATGTTGAAGGCGGTGAAGCCTCAGGAGGTGGTGTTGGGCTGGCAAATGTAGTGCCACCAGGGAAGGTGTGGTGTACAACATGTAACGAGTATCATAATAAATAATGAAACTGCAAAATGGCTTCTCAAATGAAACAAGACATATATACCTGGGACACTGGAGGTGTTTCTTATGTGGAGCAAATGGCTGGAATAGAGGAGGGCTTGAGATACATCATATCCTTGGCAGAACTTCAAGCTCGGCTTTCAATTCTTCCTGTCTATGTGGTTACTGCCACAAGCATATCGGACATAGTAGGGAGGAACATAGAAGGATTTTCAGGGAAACCTTTAGATTTCTCAAAGAGGTTAAGTATAAACCCACTGAGGAAGATTGGAGATTCTTGGAAGAAAACTTCGATGAGTTGGTGGAAGATGTTAATAAAATAATGTAAAAAGTATGAACTTAAAAGATATATTTGAAAAATTGGGTAATAAACAAAAAGCAGAGTTGAGGATTTACACTTTTCTCTTTAAAAAGAAAACAATTCGTGGAGAGATGACTATGGTCGCCACTCAGGTTGGGTATGATGAAGCTTCTACCAAAGCAAAACTAATAAGAGATGTCGAAAAGAAAGAAGGGGTAGGCTTCCTTGATGGAGCTGATATGGTTTCTTGTGATTCTATGTATCTCTCTATGGCACTGTTAGATTTTATGAACGAAAAGGAAGGTTTTGATAGCGACTCTGAGATTCCTCTTGCTCATGATTTAGCAGATGGCGTTAGAAAGACTCTGAAAGAGCTGGATACTTTGAGAAAATCTCTCTCTAAAGAGGGTGTTGTAGGAGATATTCTGAAAGAATCGAAAGGTCGAGAAAAAAAGAAAGAAGAAAAACCTAAAGAGTCAGAACCAGTGGTAGATAAAAAGTCTGAGCTGATGAAGGAAATCATAGAAAAGAAAGATAAGAAATTGTTTGAGAAGAACAAAGGGCAGTTCACTGAATATGAGGTTAAATACTTAAAAGATAAAATTAAAAACTAGTATGTTTAGAAAGATTAACAGTTCAGGGATGGGAGGTGTGTTTAAGGTCATGTTGAAAGGTGTAGGAGATTTTCTTGGAAGAAACTTTGCACATATTCTGCTTGGGACAAGCTTTATTGTGTATGCATTTACTGGGGAAATTGTAGTTTTGCCTTGGGTATTAGCTACTTGGGTATTAGCTACTTGGTTCTTTCATCTCATAGCACAGATGTCGCAGGAAACAACTAGAGATGCGTTGGATATTTCAAAGCAGGGTGTAGAAATAATGGATATGATGCAGGCGGAGTTGAACCGGCAGTTAGATTTATTGAAACAAGCAGGAGAAATTATTAAAAAGCTAGAGGAGAACCAGAAATAATATGGAAGATACATACTACTTAATTATAGATGGAGAGGTTGTGGCACTGGGAGAATCTGAGGCAGATTTGATAAACCAAGCATACGCTGATGGCATTGAGAAGTTTGATGTCTTGCTGAGAGAAGATATTAAAGATGGACACGAAGCTTTGATGGCAGATGCCCTACTACTTTGGACTGAGGCAAAAACAAAGCAGTTCCATGATTTCGAGAACACTGCCTATGATGCACCAAAGATGGCTTTGATGGCAAAACTTGGTGTCATGGCAAAGAGGGTTGAAGGAGGTCAATACGATAATTAAAGCCTTGTACACTTGCGTATTGGTTGGATAGGAGTATACTTATAGATAGGTTTAATAACTAATAAAAAAACCATGCCAGAAGAAACAAACGAAGTTGTAGCAGAAGAAACTACAAATGAAGAAGTTACCGAGCAGGTTGAAACAGCAGAACCAGAGGTTGCCTCAGAGAATGACAGTGAAGGAGGCGAGGCAGAGGGGTCTGCTGAAGCAAGTCCTGAACCAACAGAGTAAGAGGTCGAAGTATGGAAACCAGCGAACTTTCTATGAGGGTCGCTGGTATTCCTCTAAAAAAGAAGCAAAAAGGGCAGGAGAGCTTGATTTGCTAAAGAGAGCTGGGGTTGTGTTGGATTGGATACCTCAGTTCAAATTAGAGATAAAACATAACGGAGTCAAAATATGTTCCTACTTCGCAGACTTCAAAGTTTTTTATCAGAATGGCAGGGTAGAGTATGAAGACACGAAAGGTGTTGAAACCGCTGTCTTCAAACTAAAGAAGAAAATGGTGAAAGCCTTTCATGGAATAGATATAAAGATTATATGAGTAATAAAAAACAGAAAGTTATACTAAAGTTCAAGAACGATGCCTTTGTTGAGCAGTTGAAAAGCTTGCTCTTGAAAACTGGTAGTGTGAAAGTCGGAGGACTGGGTATTTTTGAGATTAGGAAGATACCTGCTAGAGAAGCTTATAACGTTGGGAGTGGGAAGATGTTCCTTTTAGATGAACATAACAAACTAGCCTTCAAACCAACAAAAAAAATTAAAGATGTAATTCAAGATTATGACGGAGATAACTAGCCTAAAGGGGTATCACAAGAACCCCAGAAAAATTAAAGATGAAGACTTCAAGCTTTTGACTGAGAGTTTGCAGGAGTTTGGAGATTTGTCAGGTATTGTCGTAAATAAAAGGACAGGAGAGATTGTTGGTGGGAACCAAAGAACTACTTTTTTTAAGACAAAATCTGATGAAGTTGAGATTGTGCTAACAGATGAATTGGCAAAACCTACTCCGATTGGAACTGTTGCTTTTGGGTACGTTTTATTTAAAGGTGAAAGATTCAACTACCGAGAGGTTGATTGGGACGAGGCAAAAGAAGAACGAGCTAACCTTTTAGCTAACAAAGTTGGTGGAGAGTGGGATTGGGACAAGCTCGCAAATGAGTTTGATATTGATGTAATGAAAGACTCAGGTTTCCACGACTTTGAACTTGGATTTAAAACTACAAGGGAAGAAGAAGGAATGGCTGGCATAGACAATGATACTCTCAAAGAATCAATGGAGAGCTATGTTGATGGGAATATAAAACAGGTCGTGTTGTATTTCTCTAACGAGGAGTTTGAAGATGTTATGACTCGACTGGATAAGGTTTCTAAAGAGTTCGAGGTTACTTCAAACACAGAAGCGTTCTTAAAGCTGTTAGAATACTATGAAAATAATCGAAGTTAAAAGGAAGGAAATAAACCACAAAGACTGGATTAAGAGGTCTGCAAAAGAATCAGACTACGATATTTTGATAGATGAACCTTGTATTATTACAGAGAATGGAGAGATTAAGGTTATCTATGACCACCTGCCTATTGATACTTCAGATGTTCAGAAAGCTTTGAAGAAAATCAAATATACAACAGGGAAACGTTCGAGGGGGCTTGTGTCTACTTCGAGGATTTTTGGTTATAGACCACGAAACGAGATGCGACAGGACTACTGTTCTTCTACTTCTTTGGAAATAGAACACCCACTTGAACATGAGGTGATAGCTTCTATGGCTTTGAAACTGGAGCAATACTACAAGGAACACAATAACGAAAAGTACCGCTTTCATAGAGAGCTTGCTGAGGAGAAGGTTGCAAAAGATTGGAGGATTGGGAAGCAGTCTATGTTCACTTCTGGGATTATCAACAAGAACAACCAGTTGAAGTACCACTTTGATACTGGAAACTTCACCGATGTGTTCTCTATGATGACTGTGTTTAAGGAAGGTGTTGAAGGTGGATTCTTGTCTTTGCCTGAATATGGTATTGGTTTTAAGTTGCCGAACAACTCTCTGTTTCTTTTCGATGGGCAGGGTTTGATGCATGGAGTAACACCTATCAAGTACAACTCACCGAAAGGATATAGGTACTCTGTTGTTTACTACACTTTGAAAAGAATGTGGCAGTGTCTTGAAATCAACGAGGAGATTGCTCGAATTAGACAGCAGAAAACTATTAGAGAAAGAACAAGAATGGAGAACCCACTCACCGAAGAAGACAGGAAGTTGAAAGAAGAAAAAGAAAAGATGCTTAGAAACAGAATAGGAAAACAATAATATGAGAATAATAATACCAAGTTATCATAGGGCGAAAACAATAAGTTCGCACAAGCTATTCGAGAAGTATGACTACACAATTTTTGTTCATACTGAAGAAGAAAGGTCTGAATACTTACAAGCAAACCCCGATATTTCCCCGGAGAAACTGGTAACTACAAATGCACCTGCTGGAGTAGCTAATCAAAGGCAGTGGATTCAGGACAATTTCTTAAAGAAAGATGAATGGTTTATTTCTCTCGATGATAATATACAGGAGATTCACGCTGTTCCTGAACCGCACTATTTTGCAGATGAATTGCCAGTAAAGACAGACAAGTCTATGAAGGCTTTGTTTGAAACTGTATGTTCGCCTGAAAGGTTTATAGAGATTTGTGAAGAACTCGCACAGAAGGGAGAGAAAGAAGGTGCTTATAACATAGGGTTTGGAACAACACCGAACTTCTTTTTTAGAGCAAAGAAATATAGATATGTTGGGTACGTCATCTCAAAGGCTTGTGTGCGAAAAAATGTAGGTACTCCTTTTGCTCTCGATGCACAGTCTATGGAAGATTATGCTTATACGGCAGAAACTCTCTTGAGATATGGAAAGGTAATTGTGAACAACTTTGTATTTCCAGTAGCTAAACACTATGAGAAAGGAGGTATTGGAACATATGAAGAAAGGTTGCCAAGAAAGATTAGGGACTCTGAAACTTTGATGCAGAGATATCCTATGCTATTTAGACACCCTAAAAAAACTGGTACTGACCCTCTTGGGGAATTGGCAATACGATTCACAAGTTTGAAGCAGGTCGAAAAATGGAGAGCATTTATGAGAACAAGAAAAAACTAGTATGGCAATTTACGGAGATGAAGACAGTGACTGGAGAATAGGCAAAGCACAATTCTATCCTGGCAGTGTTATAACCCCTTCAAAGAGTGTATCTTTATCTAAATCTTACAACATAGACTTGGGGGTTTATGACACACACTCTACGGACCATATGAAAACAGGGAATAGTGTCGTATTACCTGATGAAGCACCTAATGAGCAAAAGAGATACCTGCTCAAAGAAGCAATATATAAAGCAGTTGAGAGAATGTATGAAGAAATAGATATTAACTTTAGAGATTAAGAACATGGAAAATCAAGGAATCAAAATAAAAGAAAGAAAGTCGAAACTCTGGGGACTGTGGAAGATTATGTTCCCCAACGTAACTATGGAGAGTATGTACCTTGCTTTTGGAGATACTATTTATATCCCAGAAGGGAAAGAACTACCTCGTGATACACAGGCTCATGAAATGGTACACCTATATCAACAGGGTCTTTCTAAGAAGACAGCTCTCATTTGGTGGGTGAAATATGTATTCAGTAAAAAGTTCAGATATAGGCAAGAGATTGAAGCATATAGAGAACAGTTCGACTTCGCAAAGAGAAACTCAAAGATGTCATACAAGAAACTCTACGCTTATAGGAACTGGATTGTAGATATGATTACAGGGAAGATGTACGGAAACATGGCAACAAGAGAGCAAGCATTAAAAGATTTAGATATATAAACATGATTAAAACAGTAGGAAACAAAATAGCAATAGAACTTATTGAGGAGAAGGAGGTTATCACAAAGTCTGGGTTGGCACTTGGAGATACTAAAGATGAACAAGCTTTCAAGAAAGGGACAGTAGTACATACTGGAATGGAAGTGAAAGAAATCGTAAAGGGAGATGTTGTATATTTTAACTGGTCTGAAGCTGTAATTGATAAAGAAGGGAAGGAATACCATGTAGTTAGAGAACCAGAAATTATAGGGGTTGAAAGGTAAAAAGATGAATAATTCACTAAACAAGGTATAATAGTTCATATGGCAAAAAAGACAGATAAAACAAAGGTAGATACTGTGAAAGAGAAAGTGAACTCTATAAGGAAGATTAGTGACGGACTCCCTGCTGAGAAGATTCTTTCAAACAAGGAGAAGTATATTATCTGGCGTTCTATTCCTGCTGTGGTTAAAACTATCAAAGATGAAAGCCTTGAACAGTTGGGATATGATGTGAATGATGAATTATTTATGAAGCTTGTGCGTATTAAGAATAAAGGGGACTTTTGCAGGGTCATGAAGGTTGGAGTTAATCAACCAGCCTATTGGGAGAAATCTAAAGACTTCCAACTTATAGTTAATCAAATCTCAACAGAAGCAAACGTCATGAAGTTCAAACCAGACGTTGATTTTTCATTTACCCAGAAGGTTATACGTCAGGGAGATGCTCACAGGGTCAAGCTTTGGAAGCAATTATTCGAGGGTTGGACAGAAAAGACAGAAAGTCACAATTTGAACGTGAATATGACACCAGCAGATTTAGTTGAAATGATTGAGAAAAGGAACAAGGAAATAAGGTCTTAACAGAGCCTTTTCTTCACTATCCACAAGATTATACTCATAATTATTGCAATTATCCACTATATAAGGCATTATATAAGTATAGGGGGATTAAAAAAAGTAATAATAAAAAGTATGAAAGATTTAATTGAGAAATATGTAGGGAAGGTTGGAGATATAAAATTGGGAGGATTGACAGTGATGGTAATGATAAACGATGTGAAAATGTCGTATGGTAAAGAAAGGTTCCTAGTTTCTCCTGCTTCTGGCAAAGGGGAAATCTGGGTAGAAGCTGTAACTCTCCACTAATATGAAAATCTTCAACAGCAGAAAAACAATGAAAAGATTTGCAGACCTTTCGGGGAAATTGAATGGAGCAGAAAAAACAAAGTTCTCAGAAGATGTTAAAGCTTTGTTCTGGGATAAAAACCTGACAGATAACTATGACGATTTCATGGTTACTGAAGATGAAGTTATTAGTATCTTTAAAAACCTATAATGATGAAGTTCAAATATGGTAGGAGAATGAACAGAGAGGAAAGGGAAGAAGTAGCTCAAAATGCTGTGCGTTGGGGGAGCCAAGCTAAAACTATTGAGGTGGCAAAAGAACAGATGCGATTGAAAGGTTTCCCCTTTTGTGGACAGGGGGAAATGTATGTAAAAGTACCCGAACAGCTCTCTACGCCTCGTTTTGAGCTAATTAGAGCAGAAATAACCGCCTACTCTGCCAGTCCTGATGAAACCGATGATACGCCTGACATAGTTGCCTCTGGGAAGAAGGCTGAACTGGGTATGATTGCCTGCCCTGGGAAGTATGCTTTTGGCACAAAGGTCGAGATTGAAGGAGATGTATATACCTGTGAGGATAGAATGAACATACGATACCGGCACTCTGAACACTACGATATTCTTGTAGAGTCCAAAGATGAAGCGTATCAGTGGGGTCGAAGAACATTAGAAATTAAAGTGTATACAAACTAGTATGAGTAAAGTAAAAAAAGAGTTGATAGGATATTGTGCTGTGGATAGTGGGCAGTTGATGATAACAGACCCTTGCTATGCTATTAAAGATGAAAGATATAGTAAGATTTGTGACAAAACTATAAAAGACCAGATTGGGGAGGTTGTAATTGCCGATATTGCTGGGAATGCTATAGCTTTTCAAACAAATACAGGTGATGGTTCCTACCCTGTTTATGTGGAAAGACATAAAGATGGTAAGCAGATTAAGAGGGTCATTATTGAGATGGATTGCTGGGAATAATATAATAAATAATATGAGCAACTTTGATGAACATGAACAGGACTGGCTAGACAACGATTGTCAGGGAGATATTGGAGATAACCCACTTGCTGTACAAGGGAAGTTTGACCCTACTGAAGTGCTTGGTATCGACAAAGATGGGTATAGCATAGATGACGTACTATGAGTGAATGGATTATACCAAAGGTAGAAGATGTAGAGCTGACAGAAGATAAATCTGAAGTACATATCTACATAGAAAGTGACAGCTTTGGGAATAGGTATATATCAATAGAAGGAAAGGCACTTGAACACTTAAAGAAGTTAATCTTAAACTCAAATGAATAAACTCATACAATGGATAAGGTCCTACTGGAAACCGCCAGAGATTAAAGTAGAAGAACCTACCCCTGTTCCTGTTAAACAATACAAACGAAGGAAAGGAGGAAGGAAGCCAAAGTTCCTGCCAAAGTGTCCAGGGAATGGAAAGCGAAGCTATACAATGGCAAGAGCAAAGAAGATGGCAGAGAAGAAGTCGAATAGTCTGCTGAAGCTCAGAGGGTATAAGTGTGAATACTGTCCCCACTGGCATTTAACAAAAAAGAAGAATAAATTAAAAATGCATTAGTATGAAAAAAATTAAAGAAAACATAGCAAACCTGCTGTTCTATTGGTTGATGAGTTTTATTATAATGGCAACCACAGTGTTGTTTGTAATTATTGCTGTGAGTTTTATGGCTTGGAACTGGGTTGCTTTCACTGATTTGCAGAATACACTGGGGATATTTAGAGTGCTGGTTGTAACTAGCTTTATTATGGGAGGTATATTGTTTATTTAAAGGTGAAATGGACTTTGTATGAACAAAAAACAACTAAATGAAGTACAGGCTGAGGTGGTCGAACTATTAAAGGGTTGGGACTATCAAGAACACCCTATTTGGGGTAAAGGAGGAATCGAAGAAGGTGTCCACGCTATTATCAAAAGGAAGAATGTACTGCCTACAAAGATTTGGAGGAAAGGTGAATGCTCAATCATACCTCCCTGCGAAGTTACGTTCGGACAGTATGAGCTATATTCTCCTAAAATAGATGGGGAAACAGAAAGGTTTGGTACTTTACAAGAAGCAATGATAAAAGGAAACGAACTATGCGAGAAATAACAATAGCCTTCGACATAGATGGCACAATACTAAACAACCAAGGTATTCCACCAGATTCACCACACCACCTACGTCCTAGAGTGGGAGTGAACTTGGAAGTCATAATACTGATACAGATTCTTTCAAAGAAGATGAAGAACACCAAGGTCATAGTCTGGTCAGGAGGTGGGAAAGAATACGCTGAGAGGATTGTCCGAGAATACGGGTTGGAGAAGTATGTGCATGCGGTCTATGACAAAGCTGACTACCCAGGCGAAGAAGTGGATATTGCCTTTGATGACATACAGTCTTTCGATATGGCAAAGAACAATATAATAGTTAGAATGAAATAATATGCTCAAACTTATTATAGGTATCTACTTGATTTGTAACGGCTTTGTAATTACAGGATTACTTGTTATATTTTTACTATGAAACCATACAAAGGAGAAAACTCAGAACCAAAAGATAACAAGTCCAAGCCTAGTGGTCTTTGGAGGAAGAAGTTCCCTTGTCGGAGAAACAAAGGAGAGCATACTTTCAAGCTAGTCAAACCTCGTTTCCTTAGCTGGATAAAGGATTATAAAGAAATGTCTGTTGAGGAGTATTACAGGAGGCAAGCAGAGCAGGTAGAGAAAGACTTGAAAGAATATAAGAAGAAGGTCGCTGGTGGGGGCAGGTTCTTTATGACGCCAAGCAATCACTACGCCTATGAATGTACTGCATGCGGTAAAGAGGAGATGAAGTCTGATAGATATGAGAACAAAAAGATAAAGGTTATTGTTGATTAGACTATCCCCAAGATAATTTTTGCTTTATTTCCTTATACAAGGCATAATATAGATACAGCGGATATGAAAGTGAAAGCTTTGTATCTCGCCAGTACCAAAGTGGAAAGTTCAGCAGAATGAGTAAGGCTTTTGGTTGGGGGTTCAAGTATTTGTACCTCCTATCCAGTAGCGTTAATAAAAAAAGTATGGGAAAGAAAAAAAGAAAGTATTACATAGATGCAAAAGCTGTAACAAAGCTGTTTGAGCAAGCTTATGGTTTCAAAGTAAAAGAGTTGAACTGGTATACTTTAAGGCTCAGACACCCAGAGTTTCACGCAAGCTGGGACTGGTATCATACGCAAGGTTCTGTGGTGAGAAATGAAGATGGTCGATGTACTTCACTTTCAGAGCAAGGAGATGCCGAAGATTTAGCTGATAGTATTAACAGATATGTTTATAATAAAGTATGAGTATCAAACACTACAAAGTAGAAGTTACAAGAACTTACTGCATAGACGTTGTGGCAGATGATAGTGATACAGCTCAAGCAAAAGCTGAGATACACCTCGATGCCGAGATGCTTGAAGGGACAGAGCATAATCTTCAGACAGGAGATACTGTGTTTCAGGTCTATGATGTGACGAACACAGATGACCCATTTGACCCTAACTATTAAAACTATGAAAAAAAGATTCACGTTGTATGAAGGAAAGTTTGGATATTCAATCACAGATGTAGCCACAGGGATTACATACAGTGAAAGAAACAAGTCGGAGGTGGAAATGTTCAGGAAGCTTTATAAGGAACATTTTTCAGTAGTTAATAAAAAATAGATATGGCAAATATTAAAAAAAGAGTTGTAATTGAACCGTTGCTCTTTGGAGAATACTATGTAGCTGTTTATGATGAACATGATGAAATGCTACTAGATAATAAGAAGTATTACTGTGCGAACATATCATCTGCTACATTTACAGCAGCTAAGTTGGCTGAAAAAGGCGACCTAGGTATATTTATATGTGATATTGAAGGAAAAGAAAAAGACATAACTAATAAAGTAGATGTATTCTTAGATAGGATTGCTAATGCGATATCAGGATTAAAATAGCTTGCAATACTGTACTATATAAGGGATAATAGGTTAATAACAATAAGTAAAAAAAGCTATGTCAAAAGTGATGAAGTTCAAAGACGAAGCACGAAATGCACTCGCAGAAGGAGTTATAAAGGTCGCTGAGTCTGTAAGGTACACAATGGGACCAAAGGGAAGGAACGTAGTATTTGACCGAGGTTTTGGTTCTCCTGTTATTACAAACGATGGGGTATCTATCGCTGAAGAAGTCGAGGTTGATGACCCTATTGAAATGCTTGGAGTACAAATTGCTCAGGAGGTTTCAAGGAATACAAACAAAAAGTCTGGTGATGGAACAACTACTGCTCTTGTTCTAACACAAGCTATCTTGAAAGAAGGAATGGCAAAAATATCTGAAGGAACAAACGCTGTTAGACTAAAGAAAGGCTTGCATGCGGTAACAGATGTTGCTATTCAAACTCTAAAGGACATGGCAAAGCCTCTAAAGGACAAAAAGGAGATTGCTCAGGTTGCTACCATATCTGCTGAATCAGAAGAAATCGGAAATATTATAGCTGAAGCAATCGACAAAGTAGGGAAAGATGGGGTTGTAACAGTCGAAGAAGGACAAACCACAGGAGTATATTCTGAGGTTGTTTCTGGTATGCAGTTCAACCGAGGGTATACATCTCCATATATGGTGACTGACTCAGATAAAATGGAAGCTGTCCTTGAAGATATCCACATACTTGTTACAGATAAGAGGATTAGTTCTTTCAGAGAATTACAGAAAATTGCAGAAAGCCTTATAGGACAGAATGTGAGAGATTTGTTTATTGTTGCTCAGGACTATTCAGAAGATGCTATCGGACAGTTCATAGTGAACAGAATGAGGGGTGCTTTCAACATTGTGGCAGTAAAAGCTCCGGGTTATGGAGAGTCAAGTAAACAGCAGTTGGAAGACTTTGCTCTCTCAGTTGGTGCTGAAGTTATTTCAGAGGATAAGAAAATGAAGCTGGAAGATATCACTGTGGATATGTTGGGGACAGCAGATAAAGTTATAGTTCAAAAGGACAACACGACTGTCTTTGGAGGTAATGGTCTTTCGGGAGATATTGAAGCTCATGCTCTTAAACTTAAAGGACAAAAAGAGTCTGTTAAATCAGAATGGGAAAAGGAAGAATTGCAGAAAAGAATAGCTAGACTCATTGGAGGTATTGGAGTAATCAAAGTTGGTGCTTCCACCGAAACAGAGATGAAGTATCTAAAGGACAAAATCGAAGATGCTGTGAATGCTACTAAGTCTGCTGTTGAAGAAGGAATTGTAGTTGGAGGAGGTTGTGCTTTGATAAAGGTTGCTCACATTATTTCAGAGCTAAACTTTGGAGGAGTTGAAGAAAACCTTGCAAGGGATATCCTCGTTGGGGCTATGCATGCTCCACTTATTCAGATTGCAAAGAACGCAGGACTGGAAGATAACGAGATAGATGTAATTATAAAAGAAACAAAGGAAGTAAAGAATCGTGGGTATAATGCTTCTGAGGATTTGATGGTAGAAGATATGTATGAAGCTGGAATCGTAGACCCTGTTAAAGTTACCAGAATTGCTCTTGAAATGGCGAGTTCAGCGGTTGGAACACTTCTCACAACGAATGTAGCTATTGCGAATGTGCGGGATAAAAAGGTAGATGATACAATGTAGTCAGCAAGGATAGTTCTTTACAAAATTGGTGTACAGATTTGGGGGGAGAACATTTGAGGTTTATCAAAATCTCGCAAGACGATACTTGTATTCTCTCCCTGTATCTGTGCATCATACAAAGAAAGGAGGTGAGTATATTGAACACGATTATCGAAGATACAGCTCGTGAACTGAAGTGTGATAACTATCAGGTTTTCACTCAGGCTGTAACTCTCCACTACATGCGGACTAAATCGTTTGGTTCTCGTTGCAGGGATGCACGAAATGAAGCTCTGAGGCAACACGCCAAGTGGCTAAACAACCGAACCGTTTCTCAGGAATTGGAAGATTTTTGTCTTTCCATACTGAGAGAAGTCCCCAAGTACAAGGAGAAGAAACATGTCGTCAAATCGGCATCATAGGCTACCCCGTTCAAAGGGTGGCAACCGAAAGTGGGTGAATGGATACAACAACATTGTTCGAGTATCTGAATATCAGCACCACTGCTATCACGTTCTGTTCGAGAATCATGGCGTTGATGAAATCTGCCGTATTCTTAATGAATGGATTGACCCCAACTACGAGGTAGTTTATCGGAAAAGGAAACGAGGAAACCATGGTAGGAAACCACGACATAACTGAGGTGTGTCAGATACTTTCAATCACACCATACGATATATTTACGCATGCGGTACGGGTTCTACCCGAAGACCTGCGTGATATCGTAGACCCCAGAGATGTGTACCTTGCGTACCTTCATCATAACGCTGTGCCTGATTGGGTGCATGAGTTCATGAATGATATTATGTGTGAGTACAACAACCCCTCCCTTTTTTAACAGACCATCTTGTTGGCTTCAACGAAATGGTCTAACCACCCTGCCTTCATTGGTGGGGTGTCCTTGTATAGTGCAGAATGTAGTGATACAATATGTAAAGTCGCAAAAAAAATAATAAAAAAAGATATGACAAAGATGACAAGAACAGCGTTTAATAGGAAGTTTTACCAGACAGAAAATGGAGTTATGAGAAGGGATACAGCTCTCCCAGTTGCACCAAAGGGGACAAAGGGTTGCAAGGTTTGTAGATTGCCTATTTCTTATACAATGGGGCAGGTTGTAAACACACACAAAGAATGTCGAGAAGACAGAAATAAAGTGGAAGCTATCATAAAGAGGTAGCTTTTTTGTTGGTGGGTAGCGTTCGGCGGACTGTTCGCCAGCCTCTCAGGTCGGTGTTGCTGGAATCAACCAAGCAGTCCTCCGAACCATGCTCATCAAGAAAAGGGTAATAGCCAGTTCTATCAAAGACGCTTTAGCAAACGAAAGCAAAGCGGAGATTCTTGAAGTATTTGTAGAAGTAACTCCTCAACAAGAGGATATTTCCCCAGGGAAAATGGGATTCAATACATGATAAAAACTTTCAAAGACAAAGGAGATTCCATAGCCGAGAAAAGGTGGAGGTTGGAAAATCTCTACTTTATCAACACGAAAGATAAAAAGCTTGAACCTATCCAGCCTAACAATGCTCAGTTAGATTTTCTTTTGAAAAGGACAGGCAGGGACTTTATTTTGAAAGCTCGACAGCTTGGTTTTTCAACGTTCTGTCTTATTGACTTGCTTGATGAAACTATGTTCACAAGGAACACCCACTCAGCTATCCTTGCTCACGAGAAACAGAAGGTGGTGAAGCTATTTGAGATTGTTAAACGTGCATACGATAACTTGCCGAACGACCCTAGAATTAAACCAAGGGTTTCTTTTGAGAACAGAAACGAATTGTACTTCCCAGATTTGAATAGCAAGATTTACGTTACAATGGATACACGAGGAGAAACAGTTCACAACCTACACGTTTCCGAGCTTGCCTTCGTTAGAAATGCAGAATTGAGATTGGCAGCTACATTGGAGTCTGTTCCTAAAAATGGAAAGATTACTTTTGAAACCACAGCAAACGGTATGTCTAACTTTGCCTTTGATGAATGGGACGATGTAAACTCAGAATATGCAAAGTTCTTTTATAGCTGGCTTTGGGACGAAGATTACCGAATGAAAACAGAAAAAACAATGGAAGAACTAATGGACGAATACCGACCTTTTGCTTTGCAGTATGGATTGAAAGAAAAGGTAGTTGAGGAGTTTGATTTGGACAAAGAACAGTTCGCTTTCTATCTTTCAAAGGTTAAAAGACACAAGCAGTTGGTACTTCAGGAATATCCACTTGATGATATGGAAGCCTTTATTTCTTCAGGTAAAGGGGTATTTCACATGAATGACCTACAAAGACATGTGGCTCAGACGCCTGAAACGACCTACTACGGGGATTGTTTAGTCTGGGAGGAACCGTTGGAAGGCTTTCGTTATTCTGTTGGTGTGGATTCATCTGAGGGCTTAGGACAAGATAATGCAGTTATACAGGTATTGAACGCACATACAGGTTTCCAAGCAGCTGAGTTTGCTTCTCCTAATATCCCACCTGACCAGCTTGCAACTTATGTACTGAACATAGCAAAGAAGTACAACAATGCATTGATTGTTCCTGAAATTAACTCATCTGGTATTTCTTTACTTGACCATATCAAACATAAGTATCACAATATATATAGACGAGAAGTTTTTGACAAAAGAACTAGGGAAACTAGAGATGCTCCAGGTTGGAGAACAACAGGTACTTCAAAGCCACTTTTAGTAAATGCATTAGAGGAGGCTGTTAGAGAAGACTATATTGTAGTAAACTCTAAAGATACGCTGAAAGAAATGAAAACATTTGTCCGTACGGAAGAACAAGGCAAGCAGGGATTTGGTGCTGAGGGTACAAAGCATGATGACAGAGTTATCGCTTTAGGACTTGCATACCAAGGCATCAAGTTCTTACCGAAAATGAAAAAAGCAGAAACGGTAGCACAACAAAAACTCAGAGAGTTTATAGAAAGGAAGAACCTTGAAAAGCACTTTCCCGAACAGAAGGTCGAAGGGATTTTGAAAGATAGGAAGAAGAAGTATTTTATTAGAAGCAATAGATAAAAACTATGGCAACAAAAAAACAGAAGAACGTCAAACCATTAAAACCAGAGCCAGCGTCAGTGAAAGGTTATGTACCTGAAGGCGATGAGCTTAAAGTGTTTGACCAGTATAAGGGGAGAAAGAATGAGCTGTTGAACTCTCGAAGGAATGTGTACGGGATTGATATTGACCAGAAAATGCGAGATTTAGATAAACAGTATTTCAACCGAGAGGCTGATATTCCTGCTTCTGAATTAGACCCAGACCAAAAACCAGTTGCAATAAACAACGCCTTTGGAAAGGTTCAGGCAGCTTTGGGTATTCTTATCGATAGAAACCCAGAAATCACAGTTGAGGAATCAAGTCCAAAGTATTCTGCTAACCGAGAACTTATTAAAGGGCTGGCAAAATCTTCTTGGAAGAACACAAACTCTCTTGGACAACTAAAACTTTCTATATTTAACCAAGCAAAGAGAGGTTGGTTTGTTGGAAGGACTTACCACATGAAACTGAAACACGATGCTCGATTTGTGGAGTCAGTAATAAAAGATGAGAAAACAGGGAAAGAAACAATAAAATACGAAACAAAGCAAATCACAAAAGTTGATGATATTTCATACATGAACTTGAACAACTTTAATGTGTGGCTTGATGAACAGACACTCCCAGAGAACTTCTACTCAACACGTGATTGGATGTGGCGAGAGGTTTTGTACATTGATGACCTAAAAAAGATGTTCCCAGAATCGGAATATCCAAACATGAAGTACGTTAAGTCTGGGGGAAATACACAAGATACAATTAACGGTAGTTCTGATAAGACACAAGCACAGGCTAACTCATCTAACGAAGGTAAAGCTACAAAGGTTGGAATGACAGAAGTGTTCTTCTATGAAAACCAGTACGATGATTGGTTCATTGTAGAAATCAACGGAGTCATGGTTGTTTGGGAGCCTTTGCCACAGAACAGCAAGAGGCTATCTTGTGTTTATGGTTATTGGAACTTGCGAGGTGCTGAATCTATCTATGGTATTGGACTTGTAGAAGCTATGGAACGAGATGAGTCTATGATTGATAGGATTATGAACATGTCTATGAGGCAACTCTTAATGACTATTTCTCCTCCAGGGTTCTATACAGGAACAGAAGACCCAGAAGATGAAACTCTCAAATACAAAGCTGGTACTTTGACCAGAACACTCGACCCTAAAAATATCCAGTTCTTAAATATCCCAGAAGGAAACAAAGATGGTAGAGAATGGATTGACTGGACAGAGAATAAAGAAGACCAGAGAACTGGTGTTACTAAAACCCTTGAAGGGGAAGATTCACAAGGAAAATCTACTGCTTTTGAAACTGGTGTGAACCGAGAGGCAGGTTTGAAACGTTTACGACTTCCTTTGAAGTCTATTCAGTATGCTCTTGAATGGGAATACCGAAACCGAATCGACCTTATCAAACAAGTTTATTCAGAGTTCCAAGTTGAGCATATCGCTGATGAGGAAGATGTAATGAACTATCTTGATGAGGTTGGAGCAGACCCAGATTATTACTTCATTGAAAACGAAGGTGTAGCTGGAAAAGAGAAGTTCTACAAAAACGATTACCGAGAGATTCAGATGAACGTGGAACAAGATGAAGAAGGGGACTTCGTAGAAACAGAAGATAAAAAGTTCTTCAAAATCAAACCAGAGATGCTTTCATTTGAAGGAGATGTTATCGTAGATGCACAGTCAATACTTATTCAGTCCGAAGAACTCGAAAAGGCAGATACTCTAAGAATGGCAAACATAATTATTCCACTTATTGCAGAAGGTGACCCAGCAAAAATTGGTAGACCAGTTAAACAGTTACTACTTGGATTTAATAAAGACCCAAGAAAATGGCTGCCAGATGACTGGATTGCTCAAATCAATAAGTCAGGAAAGATTGCCCCAGCAGGTACAGGAGAAGCAGAAGGAGAGATGGCTGGAGAGCAAGATGGTGGGGAAGGTCAGTTGCAAGGGGCAGAAAAAGCAGAAGGAGTTGTCCCACAAGCTGACCTAAAGTCGAACCCTACTTTGGGAGCAAGGTTTGCAGGAGCCATGAGAGGATTTAAAGCACCTGTGGAATAAAAAAAATGATAGATAAATTGCTACAATCTAAATGCAGGAATCTTCTCAAAGAATACTCAGACGTTATCGAACATGCAGAGAAAGAAGCAGTCAAAAGGATTGATTCAGAACGCATTTCAGGTAATACAGCGTTTGAGTATGCAAAGAAGTCCATTAGAAATGAAGCGTTAAAAGAAGGAATCTTGTTATTGAGGAGAGAAATATCAAAATATGCAGAATACAAATAAAAAAACAGAAAAAGAAGTAAAAGATAAAGGGTATTCCAAGAAATACTGGGGTATTCACTCAAAAGAAGGTACGAAGCTAGAGTTTCTGCCTGTTTTTGAGCCGAACAAAGAAACTGGAGATATTGAAGCTAGATTTGTAGAGATGAAGTTTACCGATACCGATGGAAAGGAGCAAAAACTTACTTTCAACTGGCTAGATATCTACATGTTCATGTATTTCACCTGCAACGAAGAATTAAGAAAGAACTTGGCAGCTCGATATGAAAGACAGGTTAATTATATCCCTTATGATGTTACAGTTCAGTGTACCCCTGAAGAAAAGGAGAGTGGTATCGCCAAAAGACGTATTCAGCTCCCGGTCGATGAGCTGACGATGGCGATTGCCAGAAATGAAGCTCATAAATTGATGATGATGAGCAAAACAAAGAAGCCTATCAACTTCAGGGATAAGGGGAAGTTTAAAAAATAATAGAAAACATTATGTCAGACGAAGAAACAAAAGTAGAAAACGAGGAAGAAACCGTAGAAACATCTGAACCTGTTAAAAAGGGTGGAAAGAAGACAGCTTCACGACCACCTGCTCAGGCAAAGAAAAAGAATGACGATGAAATGCTGGATTTACTCAAAGGTCTTGCAGGAGGAATGGAGAGTTTGAGTGAACAGATGGGGAAGATTGAATCACGAGTTAAAGTTATAGAAACGGGGGGTTCAGAAAAGTTTAAAGATGCACAGAGAGAGGAGGATATTGAATCAGCTCGACAGACACGAGTTTCAGTAGACCCTACTATTCAGAGGATTGTAGATGAAATGCTTGGAGAAGACTTCGGTATTGATGTTAAACCTCTTGGAGATAGACCTGGGTTCCGACTTACTTTGATTGTTCCACAGCGATTGTCAGACAACGTTGTAGATAAACGACCAGTCATAGATAAAGCAACAGGACAATACAAGAAGAATGATGCTGGAGATGTTGTCTTTGAAGATTATGTACCAGAAGACCGAAGAAGCCGAATACTTACAACTGCTGATAGCTATGATGTTGTTAAGAAGCACTGTGAGTTGGTACGAGCATACATTGTTTCTTACTTCCAAAAGACGTCAAAACCATTACCAGAGTTTAAAGTAAAATAAATATGGGACTTAAAAAGATAGAGAAAACAAAAGCTTTCAGACTCAAGAAAATGTATCTTGGGAGTCTTAAAATGTGGCTTGAAAAACAAGAACTTATAGGGAAAGACTCTCGAAAGAGGACTCATTTTTCAAAGCTGTTGATGGCTGGGATTCTTCAGTTGGACAAAGACAGAGAGGAAATTATCTCTCGATATGTCGTAAAGAAAAAGAACAAAGATGGTAACGAAGAATGGGAGAAGTTTATTGATGAGGGTGGTAATGAAAAGTGGAAGATTAAAGATGGGCAAGATGAAAACATAACAGCAGAGTTGCAAGAACTCTTTAATGAGGATTATGTTCTTGATGTAACAGAGGCAAATAAGGAAATGTTAGCTTCTGTGAAAAACACAGTTCTTGAAACGAATTATAAGTTCGGTCCGAAGGAAGGAGATAGTCTGCAAAATGCAGAGAATCGACTTAGAGAAGCAAACGAGTATGATTTTTGGTGCGAAGCTTTTGAAGGTTTAGACCTTTAATACTTGCACAGATTTTTTGTAGTGATACAATAAAGTTAAATCTTACTTTGACAACTTAAAAACGAACTCTGGTTGGTGGTTGTACTTTGCTTTTTCTTCGGAGAAATTAGAGTACAACCCTCAACACAAAAGAGGGAGTTTTAGTTGGTTTGTTCAGGTGGTCGCACACCTAGTAAATAAAATGTTGTTAGCAAACACTAAAACCTAAAATTATGACAGAAGAACCAAAAAAAGACCCACAGGGCGGTGGAGAAGGAGCAGGAGAAGGAGCTACTAACCATGACGAGGCTATCCAAAAGCTCACAGAGCAAGTAGGTAATCTCACTAAAGGAATCGCAACCTATCGTGATGAGAGTCAGCAAACTAAAGAGGCACTTAAAGTTGCCACTGAAGAATTGGAGGCTCTTAAAAAACGAAAGGCTGATGCAGACGATGACACAGATTTATCTGATGAAGACCAGAAGAAGTTCGATGCTTGGGCAGCTAAACAGGGATTCTTAACAAAAGATGAAATGGAAAGCGAGAAAAGCAAGATTGCTTCTGAATCAGCTAAAAACGTAGCTTCGATTGCAGTAAATGATTTCTTGGAAAAACACCCAGAGTACGATGATGATGATAAGTGGGCGAAAATACGAGAACAATTTGAACTCTATAAAACCCCAGTAGACCTAGCGGGCTATAAAAAACTTCTCAATCGGATTCACAAAGACCTCTCTGGTGAAAAAGATAGTAAGGCGGTTTCAAAAGCAAAAGCAGAGATTATTAACAACAGTAGACTTTCTTTAGGTAATGGTCGTGGAGGTGCTTCAGCAGGAGATGAGGAAGCAACCGTTGATGCGTACCAGAAACGATATCCTAACTTGTCACGAGAACAAATCGAAGCAAGACTAGGAGAAATAAAGAATCTCTACCCTGATAAAAAATAAAGATTATGTCTTTCACACTTTTCACAGGTTCACCAAACGCACCAAAGCTCGAATATACAGCCGATGCTTCAACTGCGTTTACAAAGGGTTATCTCGCATACCGAGATACTTCAACAGGTGAAATCAAAGAAGCTACAACAACAACTGGAGATGCCACAAACGTTGAAGGTATTGTTGCAGAAACTGTAACAACTGGGGCTTCAAACCCTGTAATTGACCTCAATATGATTATTGATGGACAGTTATATGTTGCAGATTGTACAAACAACACCGCAGCTAACCAGCTTAACAAAGCTCATTTGCTGACAAACGGTGGAGAAGTAAATAACACTTCAAGTCACTCAACTGATATCAACGCTATCTTTATAGCAATCGCTATCATTGGAGCAGCTTCAGATAAAAAGCTACTTGGACGTATTGTTAAGACTGGACAGGTAACTGCCTAGTAAATTACTAACCTTAAATTAAAATCATTATGTCTACAAACGTACCATTTGATTTGAACGCAGCAGCGGATTTGACTGACCTTTCGATTCAGGAAATCTGGCTTAAATCGCCAGCCGACTTGAAAACATATCACACTGATTTCTACTATGTAGAATCTGTAAGTGACTATATCGTAAAGGATTCATCTCTTACTGCAATCAAATCATTTTCAAAAATTGCTGAAAACGGGCAGATTCCAGCAGCTTCGCCTTACCAGGGATTTGACAAGACTTATACACAGTCTTTCTTCTCAGGTATGCTCCGAATTACTCGACCTATGTGGCGATATGGTGTTCAGGCTCGAAAGCTTGAATCACTTGTATCAGAACTCCGAAAGGACGCTATGCGTTTCCGAGAACAAGTTCTTGCAAACCCAGTGAACAACATGACTTCAACGTCATACTCTGATACTACTGGTGGTCTATCGTTCGTTGTTACCAACGCTGGTGGAGATGGAGATGCTCCAAACTCTACTTCTCACACACGAGAAGATGGAGGAACAGACTGGAACAACCAGCTTACAGATGGAACTACTGTAAACATGGACTTCGATTACGATGCTTGGAAAGCAGCTCTAAAGACAGCTCAGGCTATCAAAGGAGGTGTTGGAGAAGTATTGGATATCAACCTTGACCGACTTCTATGTAAAAGTAATTCAAGTGTACATCACCGAGCAATGGAGGTTCTCAACTCTATGAAGAAAGGGGAGAAACCTGGAACTGCAAACAATGATGGAGTAGTGGATAACGCTTTCTCTATCACAGCTAACCCTTATCTGTCCGCAGATTTACAGTACGGGTTCGTTGATTCTTCAAAGATTGGTCCTAAGTTTGGTTTCCAGCTCAAGCAGGGTATGGATATCAACCTAGACCCACAGTTTATTGACTACGATACAAAGGAGTTCAAATACTCAGCAGGTATGGACTTTGCGTTCGGATTCAATGACCTACGAAACTGGGTGTTCTCAACAGGAGCAAACGTTTAGTTTTAACTAGGTAAAAAGGTTTTGGAGGTTCCTTAAAAACCTCCTCACCACTAACTCTGTCCTTTCTTCGCCAAGGCAGAAAATTAAGAAAATGCGAAAACTTATAAACAAACGTTCTTCTACAAAAGCTGAAAGGAGATTCCATGAAATACTCAAAAAAAATCATGTACCCTTCAAACACCGAGTAATCGTTGCAGGAAGGGAGATTGATTTCATTGTTGGGAAGTATGCTGTCGAGATTGATGGTCATGACCAAGACAATGCTAAAAACAAAATGCTTGTCGAACATGGTTATACCCCTTGGCACATCACTAACAAGGTGTTGCAAGAAACTCCCCAAGAAGTAGAAGACATCTTAAAAAAACTATTATGTCTAAAAACGACCACGCATCAGCGTTTACAATCGTAAAAATTGACGGATTCGATGCAGTTGTAGGTACACCAGAAGTTACAGTGTTAGAACAAGATGCTGATAACTTTGTTATCAAAGCTAAAGGAGCAACAGTTCCAACAGCAGGAGATGCAGGATATGCAAAAGGTTGTTCATTTATTGATACATCTGGTTCTCTAGGGAACACACTTTATATCAACGAAGGTTCAGAAACTTCAGCAAACTTCCAGCAAGCAGGTAATGTGAAAACAGCAAAGGTAACACTCACAGCACAAGAAGTTAAAGCTTTGCGTGCAACACCAGCTACTTTGGTTCCAGCAGGAGGAGCAGACACACTTATTGTAGTGGATTCAGTTGTTCTTAAACTCAACTACGGAGGTTCAAACGGATTTACAGAATCAGCAGATAACTTTGTTGTTCAGTACGATGACTCAGGAGTTGATATTACTGGAGCTATTGAGAACACAGGGTTTATTGACCAGACAGCAGATACCGCAGCTATTTACTACCCTGCAAATATCGCAGCTATGGCTACTGCAACAGTCGGAGTAAACGAAGGGGTACAACTATTCAACACAGGAGATGGTGAGATTGGTGGAAACGCAGCTGACGACAACACTCTTGATGTTTGGGTTTCATACAAGGTAATTAACGTAGCCTAATTAGTTGCACCTTATTAACTAATTATAAACATTATGAGCATGCTACCACTTAAAGGTTCAGTACAAGCAGTTCGAGCTTCAGCAGTTCTGACAGGAGCTTATGTACCTGCAACCGTAGTATCTGTTGATGAACACAATTTTCTTGGAGTAAACTTGTTTTACACTAAAGGAGATGAAACATCTATGCAGATGAAGATTGAAGTATCTACTGATGGTGGGACAACTTACTACCAGCAGACTACCGAAACAAACTCAGGAGGTGCGGTTACAGTTGCACTTGCAGAAAGAACTTACTCTGCAACAGGTAAATACTCTACAACGGTATTTCCTATTAAGGTACCAACTTCCGTTTCGACTGGAAAAGGTATCGTGAGGGTCAGTTTTAAAGCAACAGGCGGTACTCCAACTGGTACTGTCGCAGCAGAAATTGTAACTGGTTGGGCTTAAAAACTCTATGATAAAAGAACAAGTAACAGAAACTACAAATGCGATAATCACTCTTGACTCGATAAGAAAAGATATTATTGAGGCTTCTAAGCAGTTATCTAGTTTGTATTCTGAGAAAAAACTTGTTCTCGAAGTCATTGAAAAAAGAGAAAATGAGCTACGCCAGAAAGAAACAGCTATACAAGAAGCTGAAACAATAATGAAAGATAGAAGTACACAGCTCTCTGACCAAGAAAAAAAGGCACAGGGGGCTGTTGTGCGTTCTAATGAAGAACTTGATGTCTTAAAAAAGCAGAAATCAGATGCGATGACTGAACTTTCTAGGATAAATGACTGGATTTTCTCCGGGGAAAGGGAGAAAGCTCTCTTAAACATAGAAATTGAAAGCCTACAAAAGATTTCTGTTACAAAAAAGCAATACATAAAAGATATAGAAGAATACTCAATTAAACGAGATTCTCTTTTGAAAGAAAACGCAGATGCTTTAGCAGAAAAAAGGAATATCTCAGAAAAATCAGAGCAAAAATTATTAGAAGTACAAAAAAAGGTCGAAGATGCTGTTCAAGAACTTTTGAAAGTAGAAGATTCACTTGAAAGAGCAAAATCTGAACTAAATAACGCTGTTACAGAAAAGATGCGGATTCATAAAGACCTGGAAGTCTATATTTCTAGGGTTGAAAAGAAATATAAGAAAGCGTTCCCAGAACTAAAAATGAAATTATAATATGTCATTAACACCATTACCAGTATATAACCCTTTTACCTCCGCAGAGATTGCATTTTTGCAAAACTTTGCAGGACTTTCCTATGCACAGGGAGATGTACTTTACATTGATTCGGGGGGAGATATAGCAAGGTTGCCAGCAGGGACATCTGGCTATTATTTGAAGACACAGGGAGCTGGTGCAGACCCAGTTTGGGACGTTTCTTCATCTTCGGTCGCTTGGGGTGCAATTACAGGTACTCTTGCAAACCAAACAGACCTTCAATCAGCTTTAAATGCAAAACAAGATGCTCTTACTTTGGGTACAGGAGTTGAAACTGCACTTGGAGTAAACGTAGGCACAGCAGGTTCGTTCATAGTAAATGGGGGAGCCTTGGGTACACCATCATCAGGAGTGGCAACAAACTTCACAGGTACAGCTTCTGGGCTTACAGCAGGAACGGTAACAACCAACGCTAACCTCACAGGAGAAGTAACATCAACAGGAAACGCAGCAGTCCTAGACGTAACAGCCATCTCAAACAGAACACTCGTAACCGCAGCTTCAGGAGATATGCTTCTAATTGAAGACGCAACTGACGGAGCATTAAAACGAGTAAATGCTTCTGACTTTATAGGAGGGTCAGGAACACCAGGAGGGTCAGATACTCAGGTTCAATACAACAACTCAGGGTCATTCGGAGGTATCACAGGAGCAACAACTGACGGTACATATCTTACTCTTACAGCTCCACGATTTGTAGATGGCGGATTCATCGCAGACTCAAACGGAAACGAATTGATAGAGTTTGGAGTGACAGCCTCGGCAGTAAACCATATTAAAATAATCAACGGTGCTACAGCAAACTTTCCTCAAATTAATGCAGTAGGAGGAGACACTAACGTTGGTATTAACTTCTACGGCAAAGGAACAGGAGCTATATCACACTTTGCTAACTCATCTACAGCACGAATAGGACAAACAACAGGACTATTTGAAATTGGGGCAGACGCAGGAAACGCAACTCTCTCATCTATTGGAAACTTTGACCTTATCCTAAAAACAGGAAACGCTACAACAGGAACAATCACAATGACAGACGGTGCTAACGGTAACATTGCACTTGCACCAAACGGAACTGGAGCTGTGTCTATTTCAACAACTCTTGAACTAGGACACGCTACAGACACAACAATTTCACGAGTATCTGCTGGTGTTATTGCGGTAGAGGGAGTAACAGTACCTACTGTTTCTAGCACAAACACTTTAACCAACAAAACCCTTACGACTCCTACAATAAACGGGGCTACTCTCAACGGAGATTTAGCAATAGACGGAACTCCAAACACAGACGA